ATAGTGACGCTGCATAGGAGATAAAAAATTATGGCATCAACATATACGGGACTAGGTATAGAGCTTCAAGCAACTGGTGAAAACGCTGGTACATGGGGTACTAAAACTAACACAAATTTACAAATCATAGAACAAATATCTGGTGGATTTACACAACAATCTATAGCTGGTGGCGCACAAACAACTACTTTATCGGTAAGTGATGGATCAACTGGTGCAACTCTTGCACACAGAATGATTGAGTTTACAGGATCAATTTCAGGAAATCAAATTGTAACTATACCAAATGATGTTCAAACATTTTACTTTTTAAGAAATTCAACTTCTGGCTCTTACACAGTTCAATTTAAATATGCTACAGGATCAGGAGATAGTTTTACTTTTACAGCCACTGATAAAGGCGATCAATTAGTATTCGCTTCTGCCAACGATGGTTCAAACCCTGACATAATTACTTTAGCTTTTGGTGCAGGAGATGTAACACTTACAGGGACAGAAACTTTAACAAACAAAACATTAACTAGCCCTAAAATAGGGACTTCTATTTTAGACACAAATGGCAATGAATTATTTTTATTAACAGCAACAAGTTCTGCTGTAAATCAACTTACATATGCTAACGCAGCTGCTGGAAATGCTCCATCATTTACGGCTTCTGGGGGAGATAGTAATATTAACATAAATCTGGTACCAAAAGGCACAGGTCAAGTTCAAGCGAATGGATCAGGTTTAGCAACAACAGGAAAAGCTATTGCAATGGCTTTAGTTTTCGGTTAAAAGGAGCACAGGAGAATAAATTATGGCAGCACCAAATCTAGTAAACGTATCAACGATAACAGCAAAGTCTGTTCAAACAACTTTAAATACAACTTTAACAACTGAGATTCTTGCAAATGCAGCATCTTCAGGAAAAGTATTTAAAGTTAACAATATAATCGTAGCAAATATTGATGGTTCAAGTGCTGCTGATGCATCTGTGTTTATAACTAAATCAGGTGGATCACCTATAGCAATTGCTAGTACAATATCAGTTCCAGCTGATGCAACGTTAGTTGTAATTGATAAAAATTCCTCTCTATACCTTGAAGAAGGAGACAATATAGAAGCAGGTGCAAGTGCAAACTCAGATCTAACTATTACTATCAATTACGAAGAATTAAGTTAAGGAGGTCATTTAGATGGCTCACTTTGCTAAGTTAGATGAAAATAACATCGTAACTAAAGTTATTGTGGTAAATAATCAAGACGTTTTAAATAACGGTGGAGATTATTCTTCAGAATCTGAAACATGGGTATCAAATAATTTTGGTGGTGGAGTTTGGAAACAAACTTCTTATAATACCAAAAATGGTAAATATTTTACACCAAATCAAAATTGGGTAGAAGATCCCGATCAATCTCAAATGAAAAGATATAACTATGCTGGAATAGGTTTCACTTATGATTCATCAGCTGATGCTTTTATTCCACCTCAAACTTATCCTTCATGGACGTTAAATACTAATTCATACACTTGGCAAGCACCTATAGCTTTTCCAACAGTTACCTCTTACACTTCAGGAGAAAATGTTATATACTACACTATAAGTTGGGACGAAGATAACCAAAGATGGAAAACTTATAATTATACAGGTGAAAATGAAAATATGATAAAAAATCAAGATTTAATTTGGAATACATCTACATCACAATGGGATGTATTAGGAGGATAATATGAGTGATACTAATCCAGGTGGATTTATAGGAGTTGTTGTTGAACCAAACAATACTGTAACTAGAAATTATTATAATAGTCCTGCAACTTATTCTGTCCCTGTTAGCATTAATGAATTAAAAATTTATGCTCAAGCTGGAGGCGGCGGAGGCGGAAGATCCGTTGGCGGCGGAGGCGGCGGAGCAGGAGGTCTTGTTAATGCTGCTCCCATATCAGGTTTAAGAGGAGCATCTGTTCCAATAACCATTGGTGCTGCAGGAGCAGGTGCTCCTACTGGAGCTGATTTTGGAAGTAATGGAACAGATACAACTTTTGGAACTTATGTAACTGGCGTTGGTGGTGGTGGAGGTTCTTTTAATGGATCAACAACTCCATCTCCATCAGGTGGACCCACTACAAGAGGTGCTGCAGGTGGTTGTGGTGGAGGAAGTGGAGCTGTCTCTGGTAGCGGAGGAGGAACAGCAACTCAACCAACTCAACCTGGTGTCTCTGGAACTTTTGGACAAGGAAACGGAGGTTCAAGTGGAGCTGATGCTGGTGGTGTTCCTGACTACGGAGGAGGTGGAGGCGGAGGAGTCTCTACAGGTGGTCAAGGAGGTGGTTATACATTTGGTGGACCAGGAGGAGAAGGTTTAGATGGATCTCCATTAGGTTTTCCAGGAAACATCGGTGGTGGCGGTGGAGGAGGAGCTGTAAATAATTCTCCAACACAAGGTCAAGGAAAAAATGGTGGTGGAAATGGAGGATCCAATGGTGGTGGATCAAATGCTTCATCAAACACTGGAAGTGGCGGCGGTGGCGGCGGCTCAAGTGGCGGAACCACTGGCGGAGGAAACGGCGCTGGAGGAGCAATGGTTGTTGAACAACCAAAACAAGCTGGAGGAGTATGGAGTATAAGCGAAGTATTTAATGCTAGAAGAGCAGATACTTGGCCTACATAGGAATTTTAATTATGATAAAATTTAATAGTATAATAATTTTTATTTTTAAGGAGATAAAATAGTGGCTAATGGCGGAATTATAGGACCTACAGTAACAATTACAAAGTCAACAGGTGGAAATACTGTTTCCAAATTTACAAGTCCTGGAACTTTTAATCCATCAGGATCTGGTACTAAATTATTAGACGTTTTAATCGTTGCTGGAGGCGGCGGAGGTGGAAAAGTTAAAGGTTCGCCTCAAAACAATGGTTGCGGAGGCGGCGGAGCAGGTGGAGTTTTATTTATACAAAACTTACCTAACACAAACCCTGCACCTCAAAGTGTAACTATTGGAGCAGGTGGCGCTGGAAAAGGATCTCCAAGTCCAACAGGAAATTATGGTGGAGTTGGTGGACCTGGATCTGCTGGAAGTAATTCTGTTTTTGGAAGTTATACAGCTAATGGTGGTGGATATGGAGCTGGAAGACCAGAATCTTCTCCATCGCCTGTCGATGCTGGAGGCCCTGGCGGTAATGGCGGTGGCGGCACAGGAGCTCATGCTCCTGCTGGAGGAGCTGGTGGTTCTTCCAATCAATCCGATGCATCGGGATTTCCTGGTTCTGCTTTAGCAAATGATGGTGGAACTGGTGGAAATTCATCTGCTGACAGAGGTGGCGCAGGTGGCGGTGGCGCAGGTGCCGTTGGATCTAATGGCACAAGCCCAGGTGTAGGTGGCGCAGGTGGTGTCGGTGTTGATAAAAGTCCATTCTTTCCTGGAACACCTTTCGGCGATAGCGGTTTTGTAGGCGGAGGCGGAGGAGGTGGTAGCTATCAACCTGCTAGTACTCCTGCACCACGACCTGCTGGAGGTAATGGCGGTGGCGGAGATGGTGCTCATAGCACAGGTGCTCAACCTGGAGTTTCAGCTATTGTATCTACTGCTGGTTCTGCAAACACTGGCGGTGGCGGTGGTGGAGGATCAATACAAGCTGCTCCTCCTGCTGATAATACTGGTGTTCACGGAACATTTGGTTCAGCTGGTGGATCTGGTGTAGTAATGGTAACTCAAGTTAATAGAGTTGTAGCTTCAGGTAGATGGAGTTTAAAAGAAGTTTATAATGAAGTTAAACAAGGAAATTGGAGTAATTCTTTCTAATGGCACATTTTGCAGAAATAAGAACTGATACTAATAAAGTTTTAAGAGTAATTGTTATTTCAGATTCTCAATGTTCTCAAAACGGTGGAGAAAATACTACTGAACTAGAACAATGGGTAAAAAATAATCATGCAAACGATCCTGTTATTGAACAAGAGCTTGGAACATATCCTGAAACTATTTGGAAACAAACATCCTATAACACACATTTTAATGAGCACGTAAATGGTGGCACACCATTAAGAGGAAACTACGCAGCTATAGGATATAATTATGATTCTGAAAATGATATTTTTTATTCTGATAAACCATTTGATTCTTGGACATTAGATTTATCAAAAGCTGATTGGCAAGCACCAGTGGCTTATCCTTCGGTAGAAACCTATGGTGATGGAGTTCCATATAATATACAGTGGGATGAAGATAATTTAAGATGGTTAGGATATACAAGTGATGAACAAGAGTTTGCTTGGGATCCAGAAATAACAAGTTGGGTGGCAACAGGAAATTAATTATATACTTTTAAAATATTTAAGATATAAAGTTATTATAAAGATATGAATCTTAAATACTCTTATTGGTTTTTTAAATCTGCATTACCTAATCATTTTTGTGATAAACTAATTAAATATGGTAATTCTAAACAAGAACAAATTGCACTTACAGGTGATTTAAAACCTGAAGATAAAGAAAATTTAAAAGAAGAAGAATTAAACGATTTAAAACAAAAACGTGATTCTAATATTGTTTGGTTAAATGAAAGATGGTTATATAGATATATACATCATTATGTTAATGTAGCCAACTTTAATTCTGGATGGAATTTTGAATGGGATTTTTCAGAAAACGCTCAATTTACTAAATATAAATTAAATCAATTTTATGATTGGCATTGTGATAGTTGGCAAGAACCTTACAATGATGACAAAAACGAAAATCTAAAAGGAAAAATTAGAAAACTATCCGTAACTTGTTCTTTATCTGATCCTACAGATTATGAAGGTGGTGAATTTGAGTTTAAATTTATTAAAGATAAAGATGGTACTACTTTTAATAAAGTATGTTATGAAATAATGCCAAAAGGATCAATTATTGTTTTTCCTTCTTTTATTTATCATAGAGTAAGACCAGTAACAAAAGGAAATAGATATTCATTAGTAATGTGGAATTGTGGAAAACCTTGGAAATAAAAAAATGTCATTTAAAAATAAAAAATACATAGTAATTAAATCAGCTATATCAAAAGAATTAGCTAATTTTGCATATCAATATTTTTTATTAAAAAGAAAAGTTGCAAGAACTTTGTTTGATAATAATTGGATTGCACCATTTGAAACTATGTTTGGTGTTTGGAATGATCAACAAGTTCCCGAAACTTACTCTCACTATGGAGATATATTAATGGAAACATTATTAGAAAAAGTAAAACCTATAATGGAAGAAAAAACAGAGTTAAAATTATTACCTACTTATGCTTATGCAAGAATATATAAAAATGGAGATATTTTAAAAAGACATAAAGATAGAATGTCTTGTGAAATATCTACAACAATGAATTTAGGTGGAAACAGTTGGCCAATATATTTAGAACCTGATGAAACTAAAGGAAGCCATAAAGAGGACGGAGTTTATGTATCTGAAAATACGTCAGGTATAAAAATAGATTTAGAACCTGGAGACATGTTAGTTTATTCTGGATGTATATTAGAACATTGGAGAGAAAAATTTGAAGGAGATAATTGTGCTCAAGTATTTTTACATTATAACAATATAGAAACTCAGGGTGAAAATAATAAATATGATGGTAGATTACATTTAGGTCTACCTTCTGATTTTAAAAATGTCTAATTTTATAAAAATAAAATCAGAACTTGATAATAGAGGAATATTTTTAGATACAGTTCCTAATGATATATTTAATATTATAGATAGAGAAATTAAAAATAAAAAAATAGATGAAAGAAAAAATTTAGCAGGACATATTCAAGAAGAATATAAAATAGAAAATGTTGATGAAAAAGTTCAAAAATATATTTTAAAGTTACCTAGTAAATGTTCTTATTTACAAGAATATTCTAATCGAATAAAAATTTTAGACAAAAATTTACCTTACTTTTTATCTAATATGTGGGTAAACTATCAAAAAAAACATGAATTTAATCCTATTCATACTCACACTGGAGTTTTTTCTTTTGTTATTTTTAATAAAATTCCTTACAATTTAGAAGATGAATTTAAAGTTTTTCCTATTGTAAATAATAATGTTCATAAAACATCTTGTTTAGAGTTTGTTATAAATTCTTCATATTCTCAAATGAATACTTATACATTATCAGTGGATAAAAGTTTTGTTGGTAAAATAGTAATGTTTCCTGCCATGCTTCCACATTTAGTATATCCTTTTTATACCTCTGACGACTACAGGATAACTGTTTCAGGAAATATATCTTTGAAAACTTAAAATAGTAGCTCTCATTAACCAAGAAAAGTATATTGCAACTGGGTGGTTTAATATGGTATAAGATTCTGTCAAAATAGGATTATTATGCTACAAAAGATAGGATTTCAGCCAGGATTCAATAAACAAATTACAGAAACTACAGCCGAAGGACAATGGGTTGATGGTGATAATGTAAGGTTTAGATATGGCACACCTGAGAAAATAGGTGGTTGGGCACAGTTAGGTGAAGATAAACTGACTGGTGCAGCAAGAGCCTTGTTTCATCTAGTTAATAAATCAGGTAACAAATTTGCAATCATAGGAACTAACAGAATTTTATACGCTTATACAGGTGGTGTTTTCTACGACATACACCCTATCAAAACTACAACTACATTAACAAATGCTTTTACCACAACAAATGGTTCTACATCTGTCACTATAACATTTAGTGGAGATCATGGAGCCTCAGCTAACGATATTATATTATTAGATAATTTTTCCACTATTACAAATTCTAATTATACAGCTTCTGATTTTGATGATAAAAAATTTATGGTTACATCTGTGCCATCATCTACAACTTTAACAATCACAATGCCATCAGCAGAGACAGGTTCTGGAGCAACAACATCAGGTGGTATTAGAG